ATCATCTTCTAAACCTAATAAATAAAGATGCATTAATGCAATCTTATTTAATTCTTGAATTAAAGATTTTTGAATTTTATTAATTGTTCTTGCAAAACGAATATCCATCAAAGCAAGATTCTTACCATCACCAACAACTTCTTCAAAACCTAAAAACGCTTTAGGTATACGAAGTGCGGCTAATAATTTCTTTTGGATGTATTCAATATCGGCAATCTCACCTAAGTTCTGAGCTCCTGGTAATGTTTCAATTGGACTGGTTTGTGATGGGTCACGAACAGGAATGAAATAATCTTGGTCAACTGCCATTTGATTATATCTCATATCCACGTTACCATTACGAGGATCTTGAATTTGGTCCCTTTTAAATTTGTTTGCAACACGTTGTACATAAGGTTCAATATCCTTATCATCCATATTACCAACAAATACTTTGAACACACGTCTTTCAGGTGCTCTTGATGTTCTGTAAATTAACATCGCATCTTCTGCAAGTAAAAGTTGTTTCCAAATTCTTCTAATCTTATCTAACATAGAAGTACCATATGGTAACTTTCTATCGTCACCTAATAATCTAAAGTGAGCAATTTCCCATGCTTGGAATTCTAAATCTTTGTTTTTCCAATTAAATCTTAATTCACGAGTTGGGTTTTTTAAATCACTTTGTTGGTTTGGGCTCTTTGTTGAAGCACCTTCCAATCTCTCGATTTCCATATTAGGTAATTGTTGACAACCAATAATTCCTTTTTCTGGGTCTATCTTTAAATAAACAAAATCATCACCATACTTACAAAGACCTCTTGTCCACATTTGTAAGTTTGTGTTTATGTCTAATTTATTATTAAATAAATCATCTAATATTTTTTTTACTCTATCTGATTCCGAATAAATGGTTAATATTTCACCTTTCTCAGACATAGTTGTTGATTCTTCCGCATATATGTCTAACGCGGCAGATATTTCTGGAGTAAACTCCATAGATTCATAATCGTAATATGCCGCTAATCTATTTGGTTCATAATAAACCGATTGATTATATACCGATTGGTCTAACTTAGTCCACTTATCGGCAATGAATTGACTTTGTTGCGCTTGCAACATCGCCTTTTCGTAATCTTCCCTATTGTCTGTTTTTAATAATTCGTCTTTATTAAAGTTAAATGATGGTGTATTCTCAGGTCTTACTTGACCAGGAAAACCAAACATTCTCGTTAATTTCTGAAAGACGGTATAATTCTGTTCTGCCATGTATATAAATACTTTTCTTTATAATATAAACTAAATTATTGATAATACGAACATTATTTTGACTTTGCAAATAACCAATTATACTCTTGATACTGATTTTTACCCGGTACATTACGTATATCTTTAAATGCGGGGTTATCATCTATACCCATTGAACCAATTTGGTCAAAGGCCGTTCCATATGAATAAAATGACTTATTTGGTTCATATGTTCTTTCAGATAACGTCCACGAATCTAACATCGCCTTGTTTTTTGCCTCATTTTTTTGTAACTGATTGAAACACATATCAGCGGCGTACAAGGCCATAGACATACTCATAATAGCATCGTCATGTGCACCTTTCATATGGTCAGGTCTACCATTCATATAAACGAACGTATTAAGTTCATTCAATAACCTACTCGACCTTACTTTAAACCCCTTTCTAAGTTGTTCCTCAAATGCCGCAACAATTTGGGTTCTTTTATTATTAAAATTTATACCCGGAATTTTATCCATGGCTTTTTTATTCCATTCCCAAATGTTTTGGGTATTAATACCGTCAATGTATAAATTTTTATAATTCATTTCTTGCAATTTCCTTGAGGTTGCAACACCCATACCTCCCGTAATGTCAATTACTATAAATGCTTCATATAATATACCCCACTTATATGCAACTGCGGCTAAATCGTCAGGTGGTATCTTACCAATATATTCTGCAACTTGTTCTCTTTCATCAAAATCAATAATGTTTATTGATGAAAAATCCTCACTATCTCCTCTACTAACATCCACACCCATAATATAACGATGTCCTTGAACTGGTTCCTTCCAATGCCAAAACGTACCTTGCATGTACTTTTCTTTAGGGATGTTAATCATGTTTTTGGCGATATTTTCTTGAATATCCCCAGGAATAACTCCATCACCTGATCCTAAAAAGTCACATTCTAATTCTTGAGCAATCTTACGTCTATCATATTTAAATTTCTTAGACATCGATTCAAACCAAGATGAAAATGGTTTATAACCGTCTTCTAATAGTTTGTTATAATCGGTCGCATCGAAATCACGTAAAACAACTTCATCATCATTATATTGTTCTCTATTCAACATATAATGACAGATATCAGAACATTTAACCCAATGTAAATCTTTTGTATAACGAGGGTCTTTAAACCATCTTAAGTCTGTAATATGGAAATCATTTATTCCACGTAATGCTTGGTCATAAACACCGTAATAAATTGGGTCATAACCATTTGGTGTTGATATAAGAATAATCTTACCACCTGTTGATAGGGACGCCATAGATGCCGCCCAAAAATCATCTCCTGCCTCGATATATGCTGCTTCATCAAATATAAGTATAGTTGGTGTATAACCACGAAGTGCATCTGCCGATGTTGCAACCGCTTTAACTTCACAACCATTATTTAATCTAAATCTACTTTCTGAGTTTTTATCAGGTGAAAATCCTACATTAATCCAATCAGGCCATTGTTCTAAAAAATGTCTAACCTTATTAGCCATTTCCACCGCAGTATCACGTTTGTTCGCAATAAGAAGAACTCTTTCAGGATTATCGGGTTTTGCTAATTGTAACTTTTTTGATAACCATGCAGCAGTTACAGTCGTAACACCAGCTTGTCTATATTTTCTTGTGATATTTTCGTTATAATCTTCGTAATCCTTAATTAACTGAATTTGGTCCTCAAACAAATCCATTGGAACATACTTTTTCTGAGTATTGTCAAATGTTTGTAAATATGTTTTAAGTGCATATGGAGTATCCTTCATTATTTTTGCATACTCCATCAATTGTTCTGCTCTATTGTTCATATATATAAATACAAAAAAAGGAGGTTAAAACCTCCTTATGTTATTTTCTAGGTAGTAAGACTCCACCATCGTCATCATCTTCATCGTCTTCACTATCGTCCGATAAATCGATTCCTAGTCCCTTTAAAAGGTCTCTCATTGAATCGTCACTTGTTTTACTTGTAACATCGTCTAAGTCATCTCTAAAAACACTAATAGCAGCTTCATATTCTTGGTCGGCAAACATTTTACGTATACCGTCAATATACTTTATCATTAATCTTTTACCATTTTCTGTTTGACCAATTACTTCCTTCATGAATACTAAAAATTCTTTAGCTGGTAATTCATAAACAGTTTTTAAGAAATATAATTGAATTTCTCTTAAACCTTCTTCATGTGTAATATCGTCAGGAAACATTGACCTAATTCTTTTCCAAATTTCTGGTCCTAACCTGATATCCCAACTTTCATAATTTACAATATCTTCTTTTTCTTTAACTTTATTCCAAAGTTCTTCGTCATATTCACCTACACTATTTTTAGGGATACCATTTATAGCCATGAAGTCTAAAAATCCTTTAAAACACTCATGAACTAAAACTGGAAAATTAATTCCTCTAACAACTATTTTTGGTAAACCACCTTCTTCCTCACTATCCTCAACACTTTCAGTTCCTGCCGGTGTAAATCCCGGTCTATTGATTTTAGAATCAATTTCACTATCATCATATTGCCAATACATAACATCATTTACTGACATCATAATACCATATAAATCAATTAGTGAATCTGAACCTGTAATTTTTTTAATATCGTCAGTAACTGAATGATAACTATAATGTCCCTTTTCAGACGCACCTTGAGTGATTGCATTAATCAATCTTCTCTTTGCTCTTTCTAAATCTAATTTTTGTAAATCTGTAAATAATTCTTTTTCAACATCAACCGCTTCAATATTAATTTCTTCTCCTTTTGCTTTTTGAAAATCATCTAAATTCATTTCTTGTAACGGAGTCATTTTAACATCCCATTGAACTAAATTGTCTGGTATTTTAAATTCATCTATCACAATTTTTATTGCGAGTTGTTCTAATTCTTGATGATGAGCCTTTTCTAATCTCATAATCTCATTACTTGCGTTTTTCATTAAACTCATTAACTCAAAGAATTTTTCATCTCCTTTTAAGTTAATTCTCATTTTACCGCCTAAATAATGTTTTACATTTTGCACAACTTCTTTATATCTTTCAGAAGCTAAAAATTCTTGAAAATTAGTATTAGGTTCATCCCCACTTTTTGGTAACGGAATTTTACTAATTGGTGTATCATTTGATTTTAATTTCTTTTCAATATCAGCATGAGGTCTATGTACGGTATCGTAATCCATTGCCATTTCATAGATATTCTCAGTAACGATTTGTATTAAATCTTTCTTGGTGATTCTTTTCATATTATTTTTTTTCTGCTAATGCTTTTGGAACTTGTTTTGGAAATTTACCCGGACTTAATGGGTGTTTTGGTTTTGTACCTGGGTCCACTTTTGGTTTGGTAGGTGCCGGTTTTGTTGTTGTTCCACCTTCAGCTACTTCTTTTTTACCTTTTACAGACTTAAGACTCGCCCATTTTAAAAAATCAGGTAATTCACTTTTTTCTTCACCTTTTTGGTCATTTAATTTTGTTTGTATCATTTCCATAATTTCATTCTTTGATGTTAATATATGAAAAAATTTCTCTTCTGCCAAACTTTCAACCCATTTTTTTGTTTCAACCCCTTCCTTTTTTAATTTTTTTGAATCCATAAATTCAGGAATATTGTTATGACCTTTAGTTACCTTTTTACCAAACTTTGGTGACTCATCTTTCTTTTCTTTTGATTCACCTAAATGACTATCATCACAAGAACATTTTGACATTTCTTTATCACAATGTTCACATTTTTTAGTTTTTTGTCCTTTTAATAATTTGAAATCTTCACCATCAATTTTACCATTGTTGTTTTTATCTAACTTCTTTTGTCCACCTTTTAAATCTTCTTTAACTTCACCTTCGTATGTTACAAATTTTTTCTTTTTATCTTTCGCATCTTTAATTGCCGCTGCGTCCGTTGAAGGAATATTTTCAACACCAGTTTGGGTTGGTTGTGTTTGCTCACTTACCATCCTACTTGATAAAGTCTCAAGTTGTTTATCAGTAAAATTAACCAACGTCTTTTCTGACATTCCTTCCTTTATTAATATTCCAACTAATTCTGACCTTTTCATGATTCTTTAAATTTAATTTCTTCTTTTATTAAAAGATATTCTCTTTGTTTTAATTTTTTTGTTACACTTTCTAATGACTCACCGAATTTGAATGTTAATCTTTCATCTTCCGAATCAAAATTGAATTTTTCCCACGCTAAAGCAATTACACCATCTACAGCATCAATAACTCCGAAATAATCGGAGTCTTGAACTAAATCTAACTGTAAATCTGTATTTTTTAATAACCCAACTAAATCAACATATTCAATTTCAGGTGATTTTGGTTGAGATGTGGCCGATGCTGGAATTATAAACCATTCGTCCATGTCAATTTCAGTACTTTCACTAAAAATGAATTCGTACTGATTCTGTCCTTTAAAGTCGGCACCAATTTCATTGACATATATTAATTTCATTTATTTGAAATATTTGCTAAGAGTTGAACTAATGTGACTGTTAATTTCATTTTTAATCTCATCTAAATCAAATTCTACTTCATCATCCGTATGTGAAGATGGTGGTGTCATGTCAATTTTTTCAAAATCGGACTTACCCATCCTTTTACCATTTAAAAATCCGTGAACTCTATGGTTCACAGTTTCATGGTCATGACCCATTTTTTTAAGTGACTTACGTTTTGCTGTAATTTTATCATCCATATCAAACGGGTCGTAGCTATAATCACCTTCGTCTAAATCCGTATCAGAAGCATATGCATATTCATCATCACCTTGTTCTTCTAAATCAGCATAATCCGCTAAATTAGTTTCGCTTGTATCCATTGGTGTATTAATGAAATCATTTAATTTATTCATTGTTTCACCCAATTCTTCATCTGAAGATGGTTCAGATTCAGGTTCTGCAGTTGGTTCCTCAGCAGGAACTTCTTCTTCACTACCACCCTCTTCTTCATCTCTATCGAATTTCTTACCTATATCTTCAATATCTTCATCTTCTAATTTATCTAAATCACATGCAGAAATAACCATATTAAGTACATACTTAATATCATCACTCTCCATTTTTTGATGTTGGTCTCTTAATTCTTGTCCTAATTTACCTGCATATTTTTGAATTTCTGCCATGTAATCTGAACGTTTTGATTCTCCCCCCAATTCATCTTCACCACCCATATCCTCACCATCTTCAGGAGAAGGTGCATCTGCAGGTACTTCAGAATCTACTGGTGCTGCTTCAGGTGATGGCTCAGTTGCACCAACTTCAGGAGATGGTGCTGGCATTGGTCCTTCTGTAGGTGCATCAGCTGGCATATCTAAAGGTGCTTCTGTTTTTGGAGAAGAAGGTTTTAAAACATATTTTGTTGCTTCTTGTAATTCCTCTTGTCCTTTTAATAGGTCAAGTCTTTTGAAAGCCTCCCCATAAGAAGAAAATTTGTTTTTATTCTTCATAAACATACCACCAATATAATCAAGTGATGATTCGTTTAAACCTCTTTTTACATAGTAACCGTCTTTTTCTTTAACGATACCATATATTCCACCATTTGTTGATTCCTTAACCAACTCAGGTTTTGATGAGGTAGATTTTTTATTATTTTGATTGTAGTAAGTTAATTCGAGAATTCTTTTTAATTTCTCGTCGCCGTTTAGCTTCTCACTACCTAGAGGTTTTATGTCTGCCATTGTTTTAATATTAAGATAAACTTATTCTTATCCTATAAATACATAGATATAGGGAAAAAATTAAGGTTCTTTATTGTGTTATGGACAATTTTTTACTTGTAATGTCCGTTTTAAGTTTTAATAATTTTGATATATATCCGTTTCTTCTTAGTAATTTAAAGGTTAAGTTCTCATATGAGTACTCTCCACCCGACTCTAAACCACATTGTCTAAATTCTTTTATTTTCTTTCTTAGGGATTCAATTTCAGGAGTAACATCCTTTGTTGTACCTATTTTAACTAATTTATCAATCTTTTTTGCGTACTCCTCACCCTTTTTTAATATTTTTCTATCGTCTATATTAGGTGAATCTTTTTTAGGTTCTAACACCCATTTATTATGTAATATTGAATAAACACCTGAAGATATGTGTTCCTCGTTAACATCCTGAACATACATCTCAACGTCGTACCCTTTAATTTTTATTTCGTGTTTTTCATTCCAAACATTCTTTTTAGCATCAAAAAACTCTTTCATTATTGAATGTAATGCAACCGAATCTTTTTTACTATCCTTATCTAATTCATCAAAATCTATTAAAATATGTAAATCAACATCCGAATATTGGGACCAGTTATAATTTGATAATGAACCCGTTAATACGATATCATGTATAAAAAAGTCAAACCCTAATGACTCAATAAAATTATTGGATATTTCTAATAATTTTTTTCTAATATCATCACGCATAGAAAATTCACCTTCCGAACCTTCAAATATCTGGTCAGAAAGTGAATCCTTAGGTTCGAAAGATTTTACAATCTTTTCGTCACCCTCCCTATCTTCAATCAATTCTTCAAATAAACTCATCCTTTTTTTGTATAATTGTGACTTCTGGCGATGTTTTCGTTGAAGTACTTTCCTTGGGATTCCGCCATTCTAAATTTAGTGAACTTATTCCAAGGAACCTTATTATACTCATAAATAGCACCATTATTAAAAGTTACTGTTAAGTCCTCACTTTCAGTATTAAATGATGCAGATTTAAGGTTAGACGAATTGATTAAAACCTCGATTAGTTTCCCGTTAATTGTTTCTGAAATTATTGCCATATTATTATTGTTTTAGTACTATAATATAAACAATAAATATCAAAATAAAAAACCCCCGATAACGGGGGTTCGATTTAGTTAAGTGAAATTAACCTTTCTAAAGATTTTTTCTTATCAATAGGTAATGTAATTTCAAGAATCCCGTTCTCAACCTTACCAACAATATCTTTTTCTTTTACATCATCCGGTATTTATAAGATTTTACAAAACTTCCAACAAAGTGACGTGTTTTATCACCTTCTTGTTTTTCATAAATAATTTTTAATATACCCTCTTTTGTTGAAATTTTTAAATCTTCTTTAGTTAATCCGGGTACACTTATTGAAACCGAATATTCAGTTTCACTTTTGGTGATGTTAGTTTCAGGAGTAGATAAAAATCTATTAGTATCAAGTCCTGTAAAAAATGGGTCTTTAAATAATGTAATCATACTTTACGTTTTATTATGTTTTTATTTTACGTTTTATTACCTTTACATTTTACAAATTGTAAACCAAAACATATAATCATAATATTTTTAGACATTTTGTCATTAGTTAAAGATTTTTTTAGACATCTTGTCATTTATTTGTTTTTTAGAACGAAATATGTTATGTTTGTATAAACTAAACACTTATTAGAATGGCAGTAGATTTTTTTGAAGAAGGACCAATGACTAATCCTAAAAAAGGTCGTAAAGGTTCAACCACACCAATTTTAGATAACTTCTCTCGTGACCTAATTAAAATGGCGGAGGAAGGTAAAATTGACCCTATAGTAGGTAGGGATAAAGAAGTTAAAAGGATTGCTCAAATCCTTTCTCGTAAAAAGAAAAATAACGCAGTCATTGTTGGTGATGCGGGTGTTGGTAAATCGGCACTTGTTGAAAAACTTGCATTGATGATTGTTAAGGGAGATTGTCCCACAAATCTTTTAGATAAACGAATTATGTCTTTAGATTTAACTTCACTAGTTGCGGGTACAAAATACAGAGGACAATTTGAGGAGAGAATCAAAGCAATCATAAATGAATTACAAGAAGCACCTAATGTTATTATCTTTATTGATGAATTACATACAATGGTCGGTGCTGGTAATGCTAGTGGAGCAATGGATGCTGCTAACATTCTGAAACCGGCATTAGCAAGAGGAGAGTTACAATGTATTGGTGCAACAACGTTTGATGAGTTTAAAAAACACATCGAAAAGGATGGTGCTTTAGTTAGAAGATTTCAAAAAGTTATTCTAAAAGAACCAACAATGGAAGAGACTGTTGAGATTCTAAAAAACTTAAAAGATTCATATGAAAGTTTTCATAAAGTAGCCTATGAAGATGACGTAATTGAGACTATTGTTAAATTGTCCGCAAGATATATTACAGACAGACAATTTCCCGATAAAGCGATTGATGTAATTGATGAGTTAGGTTCTGAAAAAAGAATATCAACAAGAATTCCTGAATCAATTGAAAAATTGAAATTACAAGCGGATGAAATAAGAGAAAGGAAAGTTCAAGTTGTAAAAAGTCAAAATTATGAACAAGCTGCGAAATTAAGAGACGAGGAAAAGAAAGTTTTAGATAAACTTGAATTAGAAAAGAAGAAGTGGTTAGAGAAACAGAAGGATAATAAGATTCCCGTAAGTGTTGATGATGTCTATACAATTGTTTCAGAAATGACGGGTGTTCCAATTACAAAATTAGATTCTAAAGAAACTAAAAAGTTGTTAGAAATGGAATCAATATTATCGGAACGAGTTATTGGTCAAGAAGAAGCAATTACATCCATCTCAAAAGCAATTAGACGTAACCGTGTTGGTATTAAAGATGCTAATAAACCAATTGGGTCATTTATATTCTTGGGGTCAACAGGTGTGGGTAAAACTCACTTGGCAAAGTCTTTAGCAAATACGTTATTTGGTGACCCAGATAAAATCATTCGTGTTGACATGAGTGAATATATGGATAGACACAATGTTTCAAAGTTAATTGGTTCTCCTCCAGGTTTTGTTGGATATGATGAAGGTGGTCAATTAACCGAAAAAGTTAAGAATAACCCATTCTCAGTTATTTTATTTGATGAGATTGAAAAAGCACATAAAGATGTGTTTAATATCCTACTTCAAATTTTGGATGAAGGACATTTAACTGACTCATTTGGTAGAAAAGTAAATTTTACAAATTGTTTGGTTATTATGACATCGAATATTGGAGCTAAAAAAGTTTCAGAGTTTGGTGGAGGAGTTGGATTTAGTACATCATCTAGTGAAGTGCAAAAGTATGAGGTTAGAAAATCAATGATACAAAAATCATTAAAACAACATTTCAATCCTGAATTTTTAAATAGAATTGATGATATCGTTTTATTTAATTCTTTAAACGAAGAAACGTTAAAGAAAATTATTGATATTGAAATTGGTAAATTAAGTAATCGTTTAATTGAGAAAAATTATAAAGTTACTTTTGATAAAACAGTTATTGACAGAATTTTTGAATTGAATTCACAAGAAGAATATGGTGCGAGACCATTAAAAAGAATTATTCAAAATTTATGTGAAGACTTCTTAAGTGAAGAAATATTGAGAGGTAATATTTTAGAAAACAAATTAGTAACTTTAAAATATAAAGACGAAAAACTAACAATTTCTAAAAAAATATTGTAAATAGTTTACTTTTTTTAAAAAGTATATATATTTATATCAATATAGGTACTCTTTGTCGATTACCTTTTCGTTTTTTTTCATAAGTAAGTGGGGTTGAACCCACCCAAAGACCTTAAACCCCGACATCTCGTTGGGGTTTTTTATTTTAAATTTGTTTGTTTGACCTATTTTTCGTATATTTACATTATATGAAAAAATATACATTTATTTTAGCACTTGGTGTAGCACTTACACTAACTGCTTGTGGTTCAGGGTCAACCGCAACTGAAACAACTGACTCATTGGCTGCTCAAGTTGACACTGCTGCAGTATCTGCAGATTCAACAACGGCTCAAATTCCCGCAGATTCAACTGCTAAGGAAGTAAAATAAGGATTGGGGTCGGTAACCACTCCGACCCTTATTTTTAATTTTTAATTTCTCTCCATGGACACAAATACAGAAAAACAAGGTGACTTAATACTTCTTAGAGGTATTCCTGGTTCGGGTAAAACAACATTAGCAAATGTGATATTGCAACAACCAAATAACAACCCACAAGAAATACTATCTGCGGATGATTTTTTTGAGGGTGAAAACGGTGAATACAATTTCGACCCAACAAAATTAAAAGAAGCACACAACTATTGTCAATTTAGATGTTCCGAAAGAATGAGACAACAAAAGGTAAGAATTGTGGTGGCAAATACGTTTACTCAAGAATGGGAAATGGATGAATATTATAAAATGGCGGAAAGATACAATTACCGTGTACATAGTATAATTGTTGAAAATAGACATGGTAATGAAAACATTCACGGTGTTCCCGAAGATAAACTTCAACAAATGAAGAATAGGTTTGAAATTAAATTATAAATGAGCCAATTTATTGAATCCTATTTTAAAACAACTTCACCAAAAAAAAACAAAATGAAATTTTATTCAAATTTATTTAAAAACCAATGGGCGGTATACCCACTACCTTTCGCATATCTTTATTTTGAAACATGTGAACCAGAATCACATAAAACATTATTAGATAATAAAATATGTTCGGTGTATATGTCGTTTAATTGGTTAAAATGGACTTACAATATTGGATTTTATAAACGCATTAATTAATGTTGGAAATTTTACAGAAATATCATACTGATGGTTTGTTACATAAACAAACCCACCCAACCCTTGACCTAACTATTTGGAATTATTCTCCAAAAGTTCAATATGAAAAATTGTGGGATGATATTACTTTGCAATGTCGTGGATTGGTTACAAACTCAAAAGGTGAAATTGTTGCAAGACCGTTTAAAAAATTCTTTAACTACGAAGAATACAAACCAGAAGATATTCCAAACGAAGATTATGTTGTCTATGAAAAAATGGACGGGTCTTTAGGTATTCTTTTTTATTATAAAGAAGAATTAACCGACGAGAGAAGATATAATATATGGTTTAATAACAATTATGAAACAGGTATGGAAAGGTTCTTTGATCCCAATAATTTACCTGATTTTGAAAACCCGTATTATGAACCAACACCAAAAACAAAAGGTGAATGGATATTAGCAACTCGTGGATCATTTACATCACCACAAGCAATTAAAGGAAAAGAAATACTTGATAGACACGATATCAGTGCTTTAAGAAAAGATAACACATATTTGTTTGAAATAATTTATCCTGAAAATAGAATTGTTGTTGATTATGGTGATGAAGAAAAATTAGTTGTTATTGGTGGTATTCATACTGAAACTGGTGAAGAAATACCAGATAGTAGTTTATTTTGGATGCAAGATGCTGGATTTGAAGTTGTTACAACGTATAAAACTTGGGGTGAAGGATATGATTTACTTAAAGAAGAAATTAGTAAAGATAGAGAGGGTTATGTAATTCGTTTTAAAAATGGTTTTCGTATGAAAATCAAAGGAGAGGAATATAAACGATTACATAAAATTTTAACCAACATATCTAATCGTGACATATGGGAATATTTGAAAGATAATAAACCATTTGATGAATTACTTGAAAAAGTTCCCGATGAATTTAATGATTGGGTTAAAACCACAATTAGAGATTTAAAATATGCATGTTTCCAATTGAGAGAGACGGCAGGAAAATTACACGACGGATTTAGATACGGAAAATTTGGTGACAGGGATCCTGAACCATCTAAAAAAGAATTTGCGGAATTTGTAATGAAACAGCAAAAAGTCTTACATGCAATTATGTTTGCAATGTGGGAAAAAAATAATCCAAAAGTTGATGAAATTATTTGGAAATTAGTTAAACCAACATACTCAAAACCATTTAAAAAAGATGAATAAAGAAAAGAAAAGACTTTACCTAGACGATGTTAGAACACCTAAGGGTGACGATTGGGTAATTGTAAGAAATTATGAACATTTTGTTTCCACCATTAGATTATATGGATTAGAAAATTTTGATGTTATTTCGTTAGACCATGATTTAGGTGATGAGTCTATGACTGAATACTATACAAATGTAAAAAATAATTATGTGTTAAATTATGATAATATAGTTAATGAAAAAACTGGATATGATTGTTGTAAATTTTTAGTGGCAGAAAGTATGACAAAAAACATCCCATTACCACAAATTTATATACATTCGGCAAATCCAATTGGTAGCGGTAATATGCTGGGTTATATTAATAATTATTTAATGAATTGTCGTTTACCACAAACCTGTATAAGGGTTAAAATAGAACACACAATTGAGGAATCCCTCCAATTATCCCCTGAGGCGAGAAAAGCCAAATGGGAAAGAAAATAAATAAAAAATTATTTTTTATATCAATAAAAATACATAATTTTAACCCACTAAACTATATACCACATGTCGTACACAGCAAAAACGAGAACACCACACAAAACGATGTACATTAAAGGAAAGTACCAAGACTTTAATGACTTTTATGATGTAAACAAAAAACCAATCTACGAGAACATTGTAGAGGTTTTTAAAGGATTTCAAGGAACAAAGAAGAAAGTTCTATCTCTATACGTACAAGCAATTATACAAGGGTTAGAATGGGACACAGAGTTCAAATTCAATCGGACCGAAACAATCATTTTAACAAGAGATGTTTTACCCTTTTTTGAGAGTATTGAAGACTATGAAAAATGTGGTGAAATAAAAAATTTATATGAAGACTTGACTAATAAAAAAATATTAGTTACAATTTAATTGTATCAGGAGAGAGGTACGTTTATTTTTTGTCATATCCCCGTTGGTTTTAATCAATGGGGATTTTTTATAACATCATTCTTGAACCAATTAGGAAATTATTTAAAAAGAACGAACCAGGTTTAGTATTACCACTAATTTTGTAATTGAAACTAAAACCAAATCTTTTTGTTATTTTATAATCAAACGCCGCACCTAATAAAAATCCCATGTGTCTATTAACTGTTGTACCACCCGTTACACTATTCCAAGAGATTGGTGAAAACATTGTAAACACTTGTGGTGATACTGTAAGTTTCTTTGAGTATACATATGGTTTAGTCCAAAACACAATTGCTGATGATGCCACATTATAATCAAATCCATTATTTGCATTTTTAAGGAATAAATTAATGACACCAACATTATAACCAAAGGTTCCTTTTTTTGGTGTTGGTTTAATCCACGTATACCCTAATAAATTCATGTAGTTACCTGCTAAATAAGCAAAGGCGGTACCGTATGAGTGTATTGCATCTAAATTACCATCTTTTGTCATTGCCATTTTAGTATATCCACCTGTTGTAACTATTGAACTTAAATCACTATTAACAACTAACCCACCACTATAACTTTCATCTCCCATTAATGATGATTTACTAACACCCAACGATATTGACGCCAAATAATTACCAGGACTAGCTTCCACCATACTAATATCGGATGCTAATAATAATGGATTTGTAACTTCAACTTTTTTCTTTTTATCCTCTTCTTTCTTTTTCTTTTCTTCTTCTTTTTTCTTTTCCTCATCCTTTTTTTCTTCCGACTTTTTTTCCTCTTTCTTTTCTTCTTCTTTTTTGGTTTCTTCTTTCTTTTCCTCTGATTTCTTTTCTTCAGTTTTAGATTCTTCTTTTTTCTCTTCCGTTTTAGTTTCTGTTTTCTTTTCTTCTGTTTTACTTTCTGTTTTACTTTCTGTTTTACTTTCGGTTTTAGTCTCAGTTTTACTTTCTGACGACGAAGAACTACCACCACTTGAAGATGATGAACTACTACTTGACGAAGAAGAAGAACTGGCCGGTGGAGGTGATGATGAACCACTAGCCGGTGGAGGTGTTGATGCTGGTGGTGGTGCAGAAACCATTGGTGGTGGAGTTGCGACTGAACTTGCTGCCGATGATGCAGCACCACTTGCTGCCGATGATGCTGCACCACTTGCGGCTGACGACGCTGCACCACCAGCCGCGTTTGATGCGGCCTCTGCAGCCGCTTTTGCTGCTGCGTCTGATGCCGCCTTTGCTGCCGCATCTGATGCCGCCTTTGCCGCCGCTGCTGCGGCCGCATCTGCCGCCGCCTTTGCTGCAGCATCCGCCGCCGCTCTTGCTGCCGCTTGTTGTGCTAAGAAAATTGCATCATCTTGTGTTGAGCATGGCGTTGCAAATATGGAATTTACCCATACTTGAAATGCGCCACTATTCATGTCAGCTAATGTAACAATTTTAGATTTACCTCTAATAATTGCAATTGTTTGATTTTGACCAAATGGGATTGTAACCACGTAAACTTTATTGTCACATGGGTCTATGTAAGTCTGAGTTATTGTACTTTGACCAAACGACTTAACACAAAAAAATAATATTAGGAGAGAGATAATATATTTTTTCATTATTTGTTGTTCAGTCCAATTGCAATTTGTGTGTACCCTCTTATTGGGTCGTTATCTAATTTTAAAGTAAAAAATTTAAAATCTCTTATTAGTCCTATTTTAAATGTTGTAAAATTTGAATTTGATTTTGGAAATGAAATACCACCTAAATCATCTTTACCTTGCCATCTAATAACTTCATTACCAAATCCAATCATACCGTGTACACCCAATTTACCAAATCTTTTACCACCACCTAAATAAAAAGTAGATTCCTTTTTCCAATCATTTTTACTAAGTGGGAAATCAACATTATTAATTTGTCCACGTGGATAATATTGGTTTTGGTCTATTGCATAAGTCATTACATAATCTACAATGAAATATCCTTTATCTCCACCAACTGCACCCCAAAAAGAAGCTTGTTTGTTATTTGTGTGTCCAAGACCCGCAGTAAAATATGTATTTTTTGAAATGGTGTCTCTTCTTCCGTTTTCATATATTCTTACTTCACTACGTTGTCTCCACCCATAATCATCATACCAAATGTATGGATATGGTTGATACCAACCCCAAGTCCCCCACATTAAACCGTATGGATTTTGTATTGTAGACCGATATCGTCTCACTAATGGTCTATCTGGTATGGGTTGACCAGGTCTAATTGGTTCAGTTTGAGTTCTCCAAGAACTTACATTATTTTGTTGTTGTGGTATAGACGGTTGAACCCTTGGTTGTGATTGAGGGGTTTGTGATTGTTGAGAAGAGTTTGTTCTCCAACTTGATACTTGTCCAAACATCAATGTTGGAAATAGTAACATTAAGGATAGAATCGTTTTCATACTTTTTTTGTTAAAATTGTGGTTAATAAATAACCGGTTATTATTGGAAATGGTGTGAATATTGAGAAGAAAAATACCAATCTCCATATTAAAGGGTCGGTATTAGTATAATTACCAATCCCACTACAAACACCAAATATTTTACTTTCGTCATGTACTCTATGATATTTTTTCATAATAATTCTTTTAAACAAATCCTATCCAATTCTTCTGGTCTTAAACCAACGGTTGAATCCACTTGACCACTATCAGATAATATATTAACCAAATATAAACCCAACTTTTTTTCACTTATCTCAATTTGTTGACCATATATAAACCCCATATCCATCATTTTTAACCTTAAACAAGGCACACAATTCTCACAATCTACTTTCTGAGGAACATCTATGACTTCATATAGTTTCATAAGTATAAATATAAAAAAAGGGGTTATTACACCCCTTATTTATGTTAATTTTTTAAAATCACACTATTTTGTAAAAATTCCCTTTTTAATCATTCTATCTAAAATGTTAGCACAGGCAATGTCTAATGCTTTCTTAGTTGCAATTGAAATTGTTGATTGATTAAATTTAATCGGGTCTACCGATGCGTCTGATAATAATGTTAATTCTCTATTAGTTTTTGCCTCACCTAATCCAGAAGCTCCAAACATAACACCAGTCTCGGCGTCGGTAAAACGAACTTGTAGACCTAAACGAGTCACTAAGTTGTCTTTAATACCATCTTTAAGGTTGATGGTTTCATCTTCAGATATAGAGTAGTCATAACACTCAATAGTAACAAAATACTTCGCCAAATTGATTTTACCACGTCCATCTAATTTGTTCTCTGATATACCCGCAGCAGATGCTTGGAACTGTTTTACCATACGATTCTTTATTTCTGTCTTGTCCTCAGTAAATTTAAATCTATTTAGGTTTTCAAGATATTCCATTGAGATATTAGCAACACCTAATCCCACACGTTTTTCCTTTAATTCGGGGTACATTTCATATACCTCATCAGAAATACCACATTTAAGGATTTGAATGGGTATTTGAGGGCCGTCATAATCTAAGTAGGCACTTATATCTCTTTTCTTTTCAAAGTCCGCCTTATACTCTTCTGTTTTAGTTTTACCTATTGTTTGTCCATTAACGACAACAACGCTTAGTAAACAAACACTTAATAATATTAATAATCTTTTCATACATTTTATTTTACACTAAA